TTATAGTCTGATTTTGCTTCATTAGGCTCTTCTTTTTGAGGAATAATCAACACATCACTTGTATAAAGCCAGTTTTTTGATCGATCTCGTTTTCTCCACACACCATCTTTATTACTATTCGCTTTAATGATATCTTCCTTTGAAACATTGTATTCTTTTGCCAAACCCCCCAAAGTTTCGCCCGATTTTACCTGATGTTTAATGGGGCCTTTATAGGGATTTGTTCCTGCATTTTTTGCACCATATTGCACCGTAGAACCTTTATTTGTGGTTCCTGGAATAGGTTTTTTAGTTTGTGGCTTTCCAAAATACATTCTATACTTGATTTAAGTTATCGCAGTTTTTATTCTTCATTTTCTGTTGTAAGATTCCGTTTGAATTTGAAACGCCCAAAAGAAAATTCATCTTTATTTCTATGTTTTTCGTATAGGGAAACGGCAACAAGCACATAATTTGTTGTACTATATACTTCACTATCTTTCCATATCCATGGCTTAGTTTTATTTTGATAAAGTCTGTCTCTATTACCTAAACTCTTTTGCGCTTTGTGTCTTCTGTATCTAAATAGTATCTCATCGCAGTAACCTATCTTAGCACCCTTAGATAACAGCATTAGGTTGAAGTCGTACTCTTCACCCGTCCATAACTTCTCATTAAACATACCAAACCTATCAAAGCAGTCTGCTCTATAAAACATTGTACCACCATGAAACACGTTTGAATGAACCATACGCATAACAGTTGGGTATTCTACTGGAGGTGTGTATATCTCTTCCTTACCGTTCTCGAAGAAGTTAATCGCTTTACCATGTATGAAGTCGTAACCTTTAATCGCTTTCAAGCTGTCTTCAATACAGTTCGGTGTTAACAAATCATCTTCAGCAAAGTACTTAATATAATCGCCTGTTGCTTTCTCTATGCCTCTATTGATATTGTAGCTTACGCCGTTATCGCTTTGGCTAAGTATTAACTCAATGTCTTTATGTGTTTGATTATGTACGCTCTCAACAGCTTCACTTAACCAACCTCTATCTGTTTTGTATGGTATTATTATACTAACCTTGCTCATTTTATTTTGATACATTACTGGAGTAATTCTATAATATTACGCCACATTTGTTACATTATCTTACTGTATATTCTCCGTTATATTTATCGCCACTTCCTATCGCATACATCATAGCGTCCATTAAGTGATCTTTATCGCTCTTTTGTGGTTTGCTTGTCTTCTCATCCCATACGTAATTCCTTAGTTCGTTAGCTAAGTTAGTACTTCTTTTGGTTATGTAGAACACTTGCTCGTTCAATTTCTTAATTGCATAAGGTTTAATATCCATTTTACTCTGACAAGGTACAGCATTAACACCCGCCCTTCTAAGTTCTTCAATACTCTTTGGTTCTGCATGGTCACAATAGCAAGTAGAGTTTGTATATCCTGCGTTAAACATCGCCTCACCAGCTTCAGGGTTAGTTAACCTATTAGAGTAAACCAACTCATCCAAAACAAACGCACCGTCTAAAGTGTAGATATTAAGTGAAGCAAACTTAGATATTGAGTAACCGAAATCGACACCGCTATAAAGTAACCTTGCATCTTTTAAATCATCTATAAATTCCCAATTCGGGAACACTACTCCCTGAACACTTCCAATATTACCAAGACCGTACACCTGCCATAAGTTTGCCCAATATGGATTCTTAATTGTACCGTCTTCATTATATCCTAACTTGTAATAATTCAGTATCTCTTCACGCTCTGCCTGTGGTAACTCTTCATTATCTTCAAAGGTAAGCTGTAAGAAGTCACAATCTTCACGAGGGATAACATCTGTATCAATGAAGAACTCACAGTCGGGATTGTAATCTGAGTAAGTTTGACCCGTTCTACTTGCTACCTGTCGATAAGATTCTGCGTCAATCTTATTAACCTCGTTAAAGTATGCTACATGACTCCTAAGACCTTTACCAACGTCTGACTTATCTAAACCTATAAACTTAATAAAAGAACCGTTAGGAAAGCGGTAAAGAGTAGAGGCAATAAATCTACTCTCGTCATAGATACCTGCTAACTTCATAACCTTAACGAAATCCTTAATAACAGTTAAACGCATTTTGGTTAACTCAGAAGATATAATAAGTATCTCTCTGTCTTGATTAGCTGAAGCATGATTGATTAACAGTATAAGTACAGAGATAGTCTTAGCTGAACCTTGACCGCCCCTAATAACCTTATGCTTCTTTTTAAGACCTGCAATTTTTCTTAGTGCTGTTGTTTGTTTAATCATTCACTATCGCTTAACGGGTCAATGTTAAGTATGTTTACATTATGAGTGCTGTTTGTTTCTGTCTGCTCTTTTAGGTTGTTTATCCTTGCAGTTAGACTTGCGTTATACGCTCCAACCATACCACCTTCAATCTGTTCTTTTCTTATTTGCTTGCGTATACGTGCGGAGATAGGGAAATAATCTTTATAACTTTCATTCTTTCCTTCAAAATATTCAGTCAAATCAGGATAAGTTATCTTAGTATTCTCCATTACAAAACACTCGAAACCTTCCATTGTTAAAGGTAGTTCTATTGGTGTGTTAACTCTGTCTCCCTCTTTACCTACATACTCTACTTTTATACGTGGGTTGTTCTTTACTTCTGTTCTATACCCCTCGAATAGTTGCCACAGCTTCTCAGGTGTTTCTATGTATTTATGTTTCGCCATTTAGTCTTCTTTTATTGGTGCTGTTAATAGATAGCTTACATCGTGATAGTGTAAGGTTAGTATGTTATCATTTACTTCATTGTGAAAGATGTATCGTTGGTTCTGTTTATCATCGTTAAACGAATCAAAGGTGAACTTTCTTATCGCTCCAGTAGAAGATAATATGTACAGTACTTTAAACCTCTCCTCTTCCATTGTTAGATAGTTAACAAGATGTAAATACCGTAACACGCTCCAGCTATTGCTATGATTGTGTAAACTATTCCACCTCCGTTTTGTTCTTTGTTTTGTTCTTTGTTTTCTGATTCCATATTATTTGTTATTTAGTTCGTTTAGTTTCTCTAAGAATTTACGTCTTGAATTTGATTTTATGTTTGGGTACTTCTCTCTTAATTCCTTTAACGTTGGTGATGCTTCTATCCTTATAACGTTCTTTAATTGTACGTCTATATCTTCATGGTACTTAATGTAATTCTTTGTTATGTTCATTGCCGTAATCAAACAGCTTTGGCAACTTAGATTTAACACTCTTTCCTTTCCTGCGTACTTAGTAATATAAGTATAAACAACTTGCAGATGTAGAACTTCCTGTTTATTGAAATCTGTTTGGTCGTTTACTATCTTAAATCTTATAGCGTTTAAGCTGTCTTTTTCTTCTTGGTTCATTTTCTATCTATTAAAATTGCTACCATGTAAACTGTTAATGCCACCATAGGACTGAATGATATTCCTAAAGCTAACCAAAAAGAAAAGCAAGGATAGCAGTCTATGAGTTTATACTCTTTTGAAATCTTTAATCTAAATAGTCTTTTCAGTCTATATGAAATATTAAATTTTTGGTGGATCATAAATCCTGCGAACCAACACAGGACAACCATACTTGTATTAATTGTCTCTAACATATCTTTTTTGTATTTCGTTTTTAATAAAATTACACACCATCTTTACTTTGTGCCTTGACATTCCTTCTTTCTTTGATACTGTAAACTCATTACTACCTAAGTAAGCCTCTTTAAATATTGACACCTCTTCTTCAAAACCTTCAATTTCTAACTGCAAAAGAATGTAGTGTAATTGGTTAGCATCATAACCACCTCCTACACTTTCAATAGGTTGTGCATCGGGTGGATTGTATAGCTTGTTAAATTCGCTGTTCTTGTTTATAAACTCATTCTTTAAACAAAGGTAAATATATCTATCAAGTCTTTGGTGGATGGAAGTATCTAAAGTATTTGGAAGCCTCAAAAGAACCTGGTGCAGTAAGTCTTCACCATTTGCTCCAGCGATGCCTCTTGCATAACCGTAGTAGCGTTCAATTCGTTTGATTATATTCTCATCCATTGATTATATTTTCGTCAAGTATAATGATTATATTCTAATCTACAAAACTTTTACACGTTTATTTTATAACTATATTTAAATCTGCATTGAAACGCAGTTTAGTTATGCGTTAGCATTAATTAAAACTACGCTTCGCTAATGCTAACACGTAATATAAAAAATAACTAATACTTATCTTTTCCGCTAACTTCATTTATTAATTCCTTTAATAATTTAGCTGTGTGTACTTGGTTTCTACATTGCACTTTTTGGTTTTCAGTTATTGCTCTCAATAACCACAATGCTATTAGTCCAATTATTAAATACGTTATTCCCATTTTATTAATTTTTAGTTGTCAATCCGTTACTTTTCATATAACCATACGTTATAACTCTATCTTCTTACCGTCTAATTCAATAGTTATCTTTAACTCTACTTCCTTACCAAACTCTCCTAAAGTATTTACTGCTTTTATTAGTTGTTTAAGTTTTACTAATCTAATATCTTTAATCTTCATAATCTTCAACCGTAAGAACTATTAAAAACAATAAAACAAACATAATTAAAAAACTACATACTACAGATGGTACAGCATACCAATCAGTGTCAAGCGTTACATTGTAACATACAAACGAAATACCAAATATTGAACTAATAAACAATAATGATAATATTACTATTCTTTTTTTAAACTTCATAATCTTTCTTTTTTATACCACCAAAACCCCTAAACGATTTAACGAGTAGGGGCAATGGAGTTTAGTTTATATCAGAAGGGTAAATCATCTGTTACTGGTGCGCTCTCAGTTGGTACTCCAACCTTATCACATCTCCAATGATTAAGTTCGTTGTAGATACGTCCTTCGTATTCTCTACTTCTTATTGTGAACTCAATCTCTACATTGTCACCAACGTTATTAAACTTTAGAAAGTTGTCTACGTGTTCTGCGTATTCTGCTTTCTTGTACATTCCAACCGAATAGCGTGTTACATATCCGTTGTCTGCTGTTTCGTCAACTACATAGTCAATTACTACTGCACCATCTTTTACTTCTTTCTTCTCTCCTATCTTTGAGATAGTTCCTTTGATCTTAAATTTACTCATCCTTTTACTCCTTTACTCTGTTAATAAACCCCGTCCGCTTCTCGTTCTACTTCCACGGCACGGGGTATAAACCTAACGATTTCGATAGTCTATAAACTTGCGTTTTATCTTATCGTTATGCAAATATAATAATTAATTTGATAACGTAGTATAAAAAACATTAAAAACGTATTTTTATACGGTCGTTGTAAACAATTAGTTTGCTTCACTGCTATCCAAAGCGCCACACTTTTTACAAGCTCCACCACTATACGAATCATAGTCGTGCTCATCGCAAACTAACAGCTCGCTTTGCCTTACAACACTAAATAAAGATAATATCTCCTTTGCTGCTTTATCTCTATTGGCATATGTTCCACCGCAATGTTGGTGTATTATCTCTCTAATTTGTTTTTCTTTATCCATACTATCTTTATTCTTTTACGTTACCCTAAACCTGCAATTAACATTAACGCTTTCTCTTGCACAGTACTTAAAACATACTTAGCTTTTATCTGTTCAAGTGTTACGGTCTTATTACTTAACGCTTCTTTCTCTTCTTCAAACTCTGCATCTGTTATTATTGGTGGAGCAGTTTCTTTTTCTCTAATCTCTAAAGCGTCTTTATAATCTTTACTTATGCTATAACGTTTTTCTATCTCTGAAACAGTTACTTTGCACCCCCAATTCTTAGATTGTTTACCCATATTATCAAAAAGCAAATTAAATAGTTTCTCAGGCAAGTTAGGTAATGGTTCTGGTTTAGGTTCTTCTTTATACTTCTCATTCATCTCTTGAACATATCTAACATCGTCAAATTTACCCATGAATATATCTGCATTAAATCCAAGTTTAGATATTGCTTTTGTTAACGCATCCGTTTCAATCTTCTTTGCAAAGTTATCATCTATCATTGTTTGCGCTCTATCCATATATAACTTACAGGAGTTTATTATTTCAAACTCTCCTTTAGGAAAAAAGAACACACCTTTAAAAACAACCAAGTTACATTTATCAACTAAATCATAACTTAACTCTATATCTTTAAATCCCCATGTCTCTCCATAAATACCAAACTGCTCAGTAACCATTTTTATTTGATACTGTGGGGCAATGGCTGTTATAGAGTGTCCTCCTATCTTTGCTTTCTTTGTGTACTTAGGATTTGTTTGCTCTACTCTTTCCCATAAATCTAACGTTCCTTTTAATACAAAAATTGGCATTGCGTTTGCGTACTCATACGCTTCTAATTCTTTGTCCTTCATAATTGTTTTTTTTTGCTAAGTTAATAAATTATTTTAATTCAATCTCATTAACTGAATATTTATTTTTAATCTTTCTTTACCAGCTTCTTCTTTTAAGTACGCTTCTACTACCTTGCGCCACATTCCAAACATAGATTTGTTTTTAAGTCTTTGGTTACTTTTTACTTCACCTATTCCGCTAATACCTTTTATATTATCTGCTCCATCTCCAACTAACAAAAGTACACAGAAGTTTTTAAACGCTTCTTTTTTGCTTATGTATTCCAAACCCTTATAAACTTTTAAATAAACATCCTTCTCTGTAACCTCTCCTTTTTTATTTGTTACTATCTTAGTTCCTATTATTGTTTTTTCTCCGTTCTCGTCAACATAATCAACCTTCTGATAGTTAAAATGGAAGCCCTCTATTTGTGCTATGTCTTTATCTATTCTGAATATACAGTATTCTGTCGGTTTAAGTCCGTAAAGTTTAATTATCTCAGGGATCAGATCGTCCGCTTCTTTAGTGTCTGAATAGTGAATGTTACCTTGTACGCTCTCCATGTACTCACGAAGTAAAACATAAAGCAACGGGTTCTTTTCTTTACGTGTTGCCTTATAGTCATTTACTAAATCTTTTCTAAAGTTCTTTGTACAAGTTGTAAAGAAGTATTCAAAGCCATCAAAACAAACTCCGAGTTCATCCTCCGCTTCGTTAAACATACTCATCTCCATTGAAGCAATCACCTCTAAACCCTCTGCTATTTTTTCGCTGTCTGTTAAAGGTTGGTTTTCTACTACGTACCACGCTTTATGTACTATGCTGTCTGCATCTATTAACGCTTTCATAACTCTACATCTTCTTTACATTCATTATAAAAATCCCTTGTCCATACACTCCATTCAGCTGAACACGCATCAAATTTAGGGTTTTTCTTACAGTCCTCACAACTTCTTGAATAGATATATTCCCATGCCTTACCTTCTGTTTCAAACCAATACTCATCATCTTCACCTCCACTCATCTTTATAGCAACAAAATTCCATTGTCCGTGTACTTTCATAATTCTTTAATTTTTTGTTTATAATATTCATTTAACTCTCTAAGTTCTTCTCTGCTGTACTTTCTTGTTTCGTGTGCCGTATCGTCTAACTGTTGTAGTCTTTCGCTTCCTATGCGCTTTAAAAGACCTTTACGGTACATTATTAGGTTGCCGTGTGCGTGTTGGTTACAAGCTACACATTGACCGTGACAATTATCTTGATTCATTGTTAAATTTTTATGTCCTCCACTTGAGTAGTAATGTCCACAATCATACTTAACAGCACCTAAAATAGTCTTACAGCTTATACACTCCTTACCAATATCCCTTTTTCTAATGAATGTATTGAATGTTTTTTGTGTAATCTTCATAAGTTCCTGTACAGTTTCCATTCCTTTTTTAATCTCCTTCTTTCGCTTAGTCCAATCTTTCTGCTCTTTAGCTTTAATCTTTGCTAAGTTGCTTAATGCTTCCTGCGCCTTACAGTCTACTTTATCGCAGTACTTAGAGTTGAAACGTTTAACCTCGAATAGTTCTTTACAGTTTTTACATCTCATGGTTACCAAATATAATCATTTCTTTTTAATTATCTATTCAAACTCTAAACTATTTGTTAAAGGCTTTGGTTTGTACTCTTGTTGTATTACGTTCTTAGGTTCTGCAAACTTCTTTTTATTGTCTTTAAACTCATAGAACGCTCCTACTTTTACATCGTACATTAAAGAAGTTACTCCTTGAATACCTACTATCTTTGGTTTAGCCTTGTTTATTTTAATATCTGTTACTGTACTTCCAAATTCCCTATGAACTATTATAATACTTTTGCCATTATTCGCCCATTCAGAACCGCCTTTTAAATCGTGCATATCTGGCATCTGTGTTTTACCTTCAACTTTACCACCACTCTTAGGGTGTATAATAGTATGAAAGTGTAAGTTGTTTCTTTCTGCTAATTCGTTTCTAAAAGATAAGGTATCTTCAAGCCATTGATCGTATCTTAAAACTCCTACATCATGCTTCATGTAATTCCATGAATCTATAACGGCACTAAATATCCCGAGTTCTTTTTTATTGTCTACTGCGAACTGCCAAAATTCTTTAGGTGTTAACGCTTTAGAATTATTGTCTTTTTTAGGATCTAAGATTTTAAAGTATTCTAATACTATTGGCAAGTAATGTTCTAAATCGTTTTCTGTAACTCTGTTTTCTATTTGTCTTTGATTACCTTCTGAATCTATGTAGAACTTTTCAAACTGTTTACCCGAAAGTTTATGTATCAATTTACCAATTACTTCTTCAACTGTTCCAGCGTCAGGCATGTGTATTAAATGTTTATGCTTGTAATGTCTTGAACAGAATTTTAAACTATCTAATAAAACTTCTGTCTTTCCACTTCCAGGCAATCCACTCCAATCTGTACAGCCACCTTCTTTAATTGAATATAAAGAACCTAATCCAGTAAAGCCTAAATAAAAAGTGTTTCCACCTCCGTTGTTATAATAGTCTTTAAGACGTTCTCTTATTTCACTTTCTTTAATTATATCCATTATCCTTGCGCTTTTGCTTCTGCGTTCAATCTTTCAATCCTTTGTTCTAAAGTTTCTTCAATCGGTTTAGAAGGTTGTTTATATGATTCCTTTAAATATTTAACAGTGTTAGTTAAACTCGACTTCCAGTTTTTTATGGGTTCTGTTTTATTGTTTCTTGTTATGCTCCAGTTATTATCTACCCACGCAAAGTATTTAAGTCTTACTTCTTCTGTACATACATTCTTTTTACGTTCAACAGCGTGTGCAGTAAACTCTTCCAATGTCGGTACTTCTTGTTTTATCTTATCTTCTCTCTTCTCTTCTTCTCTTCTCTTAATGGTTGACTTTGCGTTCAACGGAATTTCAACGCTCGTTGGATTTGCGTTCAACGTGTTTTTAAGTTTCGCTAATCTTCTGCGCTCTGCACTCGCTTTTCCAGCTTCTGAATTTTTCTTTGCTGTCTGTTTTCTTTCTTCTTGTTGCTCATCTAAAAAATGAATAGATACAAAACTGTTTTCATTGTGTATTAATTCAGACTTAAAAAGCAAATCAATTTCTTTAAGATTGTGTTTAAATCGTTTCTTTAGTTTATCAATAGAAACATAACATTCGTTTGACCAATAGTAAGAACAAACATTAATAAAAACTCCCTGAGTTGTGAAATCCTCCAACGTAATATCTCCATCGTTCCACTCAGAACAGAAGAATTTAAAGTACGGTAAATCTTTAGCCATAATATTATTATAAAAAAGCGAAAGCCATCTAACAAGGTGCGTGAGATAACCTTTGTCAAATGACTTTCTATTAAAATTCTGTGAAGTT